AGCCTTAGATGGATACCCTATTTGTAGTTTTGTATCTACACCTTTTGAGTTGTATAAAAATCTTTTTTCTCTATCAATTGCCATTATGTAACTCTTTTGTATATAGGTCTATATTCAACTGCTACATTGTTTACTTTATGCACACTACTACCTCCCAAATCTAACTTGACTTGAAACGAAGATACTGATATTGGAGTTGATAAATTAAACTTATCAACATACATTAACGGAGGATCATGTTCACCGCTGTTACCAGTATCAGAAAGACTTCCCAAATTAACATAAGCGTCTTGCTTTACGCCAGAGCTATTTGTGTAAATATATTTAACTCCGTTAGAACTAGCTGCTGAAGAAGAGTATTCAACTGTTACACCATAAATCTTTTTAACAGTATTAGGCATACCAAAATCATCATCTTTTAATATCAAATCAAAAGTAGTTCCAGAATCTGGTTCTCCATCATAAGATACTATTTCAGCTGTACCTGTTCCCATTGTTAATTTATTATAAGCATCTGTTATTGGATTAGTCTTATTACTATTAGCAACTAAGTCTTCTACAAATGTAAATGAGTTTGTAATAAAACTATATATATAAGCATCTCCATTATCACTGGATTCGTCATCAGCATCCCTTATAACAACTAAATGTTTATTAGTTGGTTCATAACCTATCATAGTATCGCTATTAACAAAACTAGACCACTCTGATTCTAATATTTTTGTTTGTAAGTTTCTTATTTGACTCCCATCATAAAAATATAAACCATTTTTATTTACCCAAGCTATACCAAAGTCAGTTTTTACAGTAGCTGCGTGAAACTCAACACCCATATTTCTATGCTCAGACTCTAAAAACCATTGAGTGTCAGAACCACTACCTATATTAATAACATAAAGAGTTTTTTCTTTATAAGCAAAAAGTCTATCAGCAAAAGTTTCTAATTTTACAAAAGATTCTCCATCGTTAACTCCTATATCTATAAAGTTAAATTCTGGGAATGTATCAAATCTATTAACTTCACTATATCTTATAGAATCTCCCTTGTTAGCTAGAGTTCCTTTTGAATCTGTATATCTTATATTTGCTATAAAGGTTCTTCTATTACTAACCACACTAGTTTGATATTTTTCTCCTGCAAGCCCAAGAGATATAAAACCTGAGTCCTGATCATATCCATTTAAGGATTGATACGTATCTAAATTTTGAGAGTCACTAATAAATGAAGAGTATACAAAACTGGTAATTGTAGTTGTTAGATTCCAAGATGAATAAGTAGATTCTAAAGAAGCCCTAGTTCCTTTTGAAATATCCATATCTCCTAATAAAACCCACTCGTCATCACTTCTAGTCAATCTAGAATATAATCTTCCTCCTGTTATTCTTCCATCGAATTTAGCACCACTAAGAGCTTCTGTCGCCATAACAGTACAAGTTAATTTGTCGTTAGCAGCTACAACTACCTCTCCTCCCATTTCAAATGGTAAAGATTCCTGATTTCCATCATATATAAAAGTACTTGCAAATTCATACGTTCCAGCTGTCCAAGTTCCAGAACTTCCTGTAATTGTTACGTCTAAATTCCAACCTTTACCAGCTGGAGGAAATATTGAAAACGCAACACCAGCGGTACTCCAATCAGCTCCGCCAGATGCAGTAATAAGACGGTCATCAGCACTAGCACTAGTTATTGCGTCGTAGGTATTATTACTAGCAATTGCAAAGTGCTCACCATCATCTAATTGACTGTTTAGTTGAGCATTTTCAAATGCATTAGTACCAGCATCATTAGAAACCAATAATGTTGTTGAGCTGGCGCCATCATTTACATCTGTATTCCTTAAATCTATTCCAACAATTCCAGCAGTTGGTTTAGAAAGTAATACATCGGAAGACTCCCAACCTGCAGAATAAACTGAACCACCAGGATTATTACCAGACCAACCTCCAGCTCTCTCAACATATCCATATTTTTTAATAGCTGTAGAAACATTAGTTATATTTGTATCGCAGACTCTAACATTTCCATCTGCTATATGATATATAACCCTACCTTGGTCAGTGCTAGCATTTCCTGTGTCGGTAACAGCACCCAAGCTTATATCATCAGTATCCCAAGTTGTAGCATCTAAGACATGAATTACTACATTAGCACTTCCATCATCTGCGTTAGCTAAGAAAGTTCTTACAGTAGATGTATTTCCACCTCCAGATGCATAATCAAAAGTAGATTGAAATAAACCGTATCCAGGTTGCATAGCAGTTACGTTAGGGTCTGTGTAATTAGTATCATTATCAGCTGCTTTACCACAAGACTTTATAGTTCCAAACTCATCTACAATAACATTATTAGCTTGCGCCAATTCGTTTTCTTGAATAGAGCGAGCATTGGTCTTGGTGTTCAAACCACCTTCAAAACGTGTATATGTTTTAAATTGTTTAGGCATTATTCCTTTATCTCAAAGTGTACTAAATCATCAAACTTATTATCTTTTGTTTGTGTATCCTGATCCCAGTCTCCGCCCCAACGAATATTCAAACCCATTTGCGAAGCAATACCCAAAACATATCCACTAAAATAATGAAACCTATCGCGGTCATTCCAATCAATAGGATAGGGAGCCACATCAACAGCAACACTAGGACTTTTATTGTGTTTACCGTTAGGGAACTTAAGTTTACTATTGCCTTTATTATACGCTTCATCTTGCTTATCCCTTCCACGATGACCTTCTATAATAGTGCAATCAAAATGCTTAACTACCTCATTAAACAAACCCACTAATCTTCCATCGCAAGTATGTAATTTAGATTTACTCTTTGTACTAAACTTTGGCATTATTAAAAAGTCTCCAATAATACCTTAACCTCAGCCCAAACCTTATCATCTTTTTTAGATTTAGTTGCTTTAACAGCTATATCTCCAACCATCATAAGAAGTTTAACCATTCCAATCTTCTTAACTAATTTTTTTATCAACATTTTTAACATTCTACTTTTTCCCTACTACTTTATATATAGCTTTTTTAACTGATGTCCAAATTAAATCATCCCATTTAGATGGGCTAAGAGCTACTACTTTATCTATTGCCATAAGACCAATAACTACATACTCCCAATTACCTTGAATCCATTCCATTTTCTATTCTCCTTTAAATAACCAACTTATTAAAGAGCCAAATACAACAACAAACATAGAGCCAACACCCTGTATCTTAGATACGGATGATTCTAAAACTCGAACTCTTCCATTTTGTTCTTTTACCAAGCTTTTAATTTCGTCAGTGGTTTCTTTAATATGACTAACCTCACTACTTTGTTTAGCATTAATAACAGTTAATTCTTCAAGCCTACTATCAACGTTAATACGCCATCTTTCTATATCAACTTTATTCATTTTCCGTTAATCCTACCTTTCAAATATGATAAGTCATCTGTTACATCATTTAATTCTTTTACAATATCTTCTCTATGTCTTGCAGATATATCATCTGATTTATTCCATCTGTCTAACATCTTCAAAACAATACTTTCTACATTCGCCATCTTAGTCTCAGCTTTGACAATTGATTGTCTAATTAAATCTAAGTCTTCATTCTGCATTTTTTGACTTTTAATTAAATTCATTATCATCATAACAAATAAAACTACTATGATACCTATTGCACCATATTCTGCATATAAACTTAAAACCTTAGAGTCAATCATTTAAAACCTTTTTAGTTGCTCTTAATCCTATTATAACTAAAGCTCCCAGAGCTACAGTTAAAAACATATCTTCTCTAATACTAAAAGCGATTATAATAGATTCAATCATCATAGCCGAGACTATGGCTTTATCTATTATATCACTCTGCTTCTTTACTGTCGCTTTCATCAATAGAAGCTTTCAAAGCATCTACAAATGCTTGTCTTCCAAATCGTAATTGAATCAAATTAAATTCACTTGATTGTAACTTTCTATCAAGATCAGCTATGTGATTTATCATTGATTTTTGTTCATTATTCATTGATTCAATATCGTATTCTTTATCGTCTATCTTAAGTACAGGCTGTTCTTTTTCTGTTTTAGCCATTTTAACTCCTTTGTTTATTGTTTATTTTTTACAGTATCTTTCTTAGAACCATATCTATTATATAATTCATCTATAAAACTTTCTTTCATAACTTTTAAAATGGAATCTTGTTCTGCTTTTTCTAAAGCTGCAATACTATCTTCTCTTGCTTTTTGCTCATCTGTTTTAATTTTCTTAACAGAAAAGACTGATTCAAATATTTTAGTAGTATCTCCTGACATTATATTCT